GAACGGTCTTAATTTTAATCAAAGCATTCTTGATCATACTGGTAAAGTTGTTCCCACTTGGGCTGACATTCTTAACCGGGCAGATTTGGGGCTGGAGGTAGTTCACGAAAGAAATAGCCATAATTTTCCTTTGGATCTTGCAACAGCAGAAACAACTTCGGTTGCTCTGACCGCACCTTCTATTGGTTGATATAAAAACTTAAAATAAATAGAGGAGTTCCACAAGAACTCCTTTTTTTATGCTCACCATCCTCCTTCTCTTCCAACTCTTCGGCATCTTCCTCTTCATGATGTCCATCACTCAAGATCTATGATATCCTCTACAACTCCATATAAACTTGCAGAAATTATTTGTGATACTTGGCCTCAATTAGACTCACTAAATAAAATTCAAAATTCAGGAAAAAATATGAACTTCACAATTTATTCAAAAGATGGTTGTCCATATTGCACAAAGGTGCAGCAAGTGTTGGAGTTAGCAGAACTACAGCACGTTGTTTACAAATTGAATATTGATTTTACCCGTGAAGAATTCTATGCAGAATTTGGAGAAGGTTCTACTTTTCCTCAAGTGATTGTTGATGATAAACATATTGGTGGATGCACCGATACAGTTAAGTATCTTAGAGAAAACAATATGGTATGACACTAAATAATCATGAACCCCAAATTAACCGGGGCATTGAATTATTACTACGCAATACGGGGAAGAAAAAATCAAAACTAAAAACTTTTCAAGTAAAGTTTGGTAAAATGATTTCTCTCTTTCGTAGAGAGTTTCATTTTTTTATTGAATTTTACTTTGACATTAGAAAAAAATAAAACCTCTCTGGAGAAAATCAATGGAATCGGCATATGTAATAACATTTTCAGTAATGTTCACGTTGCTCTTCTTTATGATAGGGGGTATAATAGGTTGGTTAACCTATAAACATTTACTGGAATCAAGACCTCCATATTTGCATCCAGAGTTTTTTGATGAAAACGGAAATGTAATTCCAGACGAAATAGTATCTGTACGATTTGAAAACGATTATGACTACACCGAAGACGAGGAAGACATCTGAAAAACCTATAGAGATTCTTCCCATAAATCCATTTGTATTTGAAGTTTTAGAACTTGCTTCGAAACAAAGATCTAATGATAAAAAAGTTGAAGTTCTAAAAACTTATCAACACGACTCTTTAAAATCAATTTTTATTTGGAACTTTGATGAAAGTGTAATTTCTATGTTACCAACTGGTCCAGTTCCTTATGCAGACGCAAAAGATCAGAATGTTTACTCCGGTAACTTATCTGATAATTTAATGAAAGAAGCTGTAGGTGGTGAATCTGCCACTCACCAAGACCTTGCAGGTAATGGTAAAACATCTCTTCGTAGAGAATATAGAAATCTTTATCATTACGTGAAAGGGGGTAATAATAATCTTTCTATGATTCGTAGAGAAACAATGTTTATTAATCTCCTTCAGGGACTACATCCAAAAGAAGCAGAGGTATTAATTCTTACAAAAGATAAAAATTTATCAAATAAATATAAGATAAGTATAGACAACGTAAAAGAAGCTTATCCCGACATTCAATGGGGTGGACGTTCGTGACAGTTGCAGTAAGTGGAGAAAAAAGTATGGCAGAATCCGAAAAAGAAGAGCAAAGTATTCTGCCCTCAAGATATGGTTGTGAAATTGTTTTAGAAAAAACAACTCTTGATAAAGCAAAAGATTCTTCTTTTCCAAGTGATGCTTATTTGGTTTGGTACATCATTAAAGGAAAACAATATCTTGATTTGACAAGAGGTACTAAGGTTCGTATTTTTGATATGTATTATGATACTTATGGTACTGGAGCACTTCAAAAAATTGATTTTGGATACGGCAGAGTAAATCCAAAATTATGGGGATACAAAGCACCAGAAAAAAAGAAAAGAAGATGACGGAAGGATTTAGTAAGGAAAAAATTGATGTTACTATCAATAGAGATGAAGTGAAAAATCTTTTGAAAAAATACAAGAAAATCAAAAAGTATCAAAGGTCTCCTCTTTTTGAAGTTAAAACTATGGATGGAACCGAAACTTATGTGAGTAAATTAATTCAGGAAGCACAGGAGAACTTATGATAAATGGGCAAGCACTATTTGCTTAACTTGTACGGTTGTTCGTTTGTTCTTTTAAATGATGAACAATGTCTTGTTGACTTATTAGAAAATGCAGCAGCTGCATCAGGAGCAACTGTGATTCAAACGATTTGGAAAAAGTTTGAACCACAGGGAGTCACTGTAATGTGTTTATTATCTGAGAGTCACATAAGTATTCATACTTGGCCTGAAGAAGGAAAAGCAGCTGTAGATGTTTATACATGTGGAGACTGTAATCCAAAGATTGGATGCGATATTATTATTCAGCAACTTTATGCATCAAATCATACATTAAGTTACATTGAAAGATAATTGTAACAAAAATTACAAAAGTGCTTGCATAAATTTTAGGTAGATGGTATAATACATCTATCGTTCATTCCCAACGGGAACGGAAGTAAGCCGACTCGGAACGGATCGTTCATTCTCTATTCGCAAATAGAGAACGCAAAAGCCGACTGAAGGAACGCTCTTTAACCTAAACAACTAAGGAGAACCCTAATGTCACAAGTCGTATATCGTGGTGTCGCATATGACACCGAAGTTCGTCGCCAAGCACAGGCACAACAACAGCAACAGCCTCAAGCATACAACGAAACCTATCGTGGTGTTAAGTTTGTAAAGGAGGGGCAAAAATGAATAACAAAAACAACTGGCAACTTGTTTTAATCAAGCAACAAAAAGAAAAAGAACAACGTAAACATCAAGCAAAATTAGCAATGGCAATGCGTTGATATTCTGAGAGGGTTGACACCCTCTCTTTTTTTGTCTATAATCAATATGTCAGTATGATCAAATATGGATAAAGAAAAACTTAAGCTTATTGTCAGAAATCTTGAGTCTTTAGTTGATTGTCTTAAGACAGAGATTTATTCTGACACAACTTCATATAAGTATGAAGAAATTGTTCCACACATAAATGATTACGACGAAGTATTTTATGACGATGACGATGGATACGCAGATTGATGAATTTGAGTTTATGAAACCAGAAGTTACACTCATTAGTGTTACTCCAGATGCAGAAAAGCATATGGCATACTGTGCTCGGGTGAGTAATCCTGCAAATCAAGAAAACGAAAAGTTCTCTGGTCTTCTTAAGTATTGTATTCAGCATCAACACTGGAGCATCTTTGAGCAGGCTTCAATGAGTGTTGAGATTAATACTACAAGAGGTATTGCGGCACAAATTTTGAGGCATCGGAGTTTTACATTTCAAGAATTTTCTCAACGGTATGCTGACACAAATCTTCTTGGTGGTGTAATTCCTCTTCCAGAACTCCGTCGTCAAGATACAAAGAATCGTCAGAACTCAATTGATGATATTCCCGATTATTTAAAATTTACTTTGCTTGAAGACATTCGTGTTCTCTTTAAGCATTCCCAGAATGTCTATAATCGTCTTCTAGATAAGGGTGTGGCAAAGGAGTGTGCAAGGTTTGTACTGCCTCTTGCAACCCCCACAAGACTCTATATGACTGGCTCAGTGCGTTCATGGATCCATTACATTGATCTTCGTTCGTCGCACGGCACACAAAAAGAACATATGGAAATTGCAGAACTAATTCGTTGTATTTTTACTTGTCAGTTTCCTGCAGTATCTGTGGCACTTGGTTGGACTCGTGAAGGGTGTCCCGAATGTGTAGATGCTCCTTCTATCACTCTTGAATAAATATTTTTGTAAATTATTAAATAAAATGCCAACTTATAGATTTGAAAACATAGAAACTGGGGAAATATTTGAGAAATGGATGTATATGGCGGAGAAAGATCCATACTTAAAACATAATCCTCATCTTAAACCACTTATTCCAACTCAAATGAATGTGGGTGAAGTTGGAGACTGGGCAAATAAACTCATACAAAAACATCCTGGTTGGAATGATGTTTTAAACAGAGCATCCAAAATGCCTGGTGCAAAAGTAAAACCTATTAAGTAACTTATGGCAAGAAAGAAAGTAACAAATCCTGTGCCCTTTGGAACCAGCAATAGGCAGATGAAACGCAAAAAACCAATCAATTTAGATTATATTAAAGAAATAGAACCTTTGACAGACAATCAAGAGGAACTTTTCAGATCATATAGACTTGATCAAAATATTGTTGCATATGGCGCAGCAGGCACAGGAAAAACTTTTATCACTCTTTATAATGCCCTAAAAAATGTTCTTGATGAAAAGTCTCCATATGAAAAAATTTATATTGTCAGATCTCTTGTAGCTACAAGAGAAATTGGTTTTCTTCCTGGAGATCACGAAGACAAATCTTCACTTTATCAAATTCCCTATAAGAATATGGTAAAGTATATGTTTGAAATGCCAGATGATTCTGCATTTGAAATGCTTTATGGTAATCTAAAAACTCAAGGAACAATTAGTTTTTGGAGCACATCTTTTATTCGTGGAACCACTCTGGATAATTCAATTATCATTGTAGATGAATTTCAAAATCTTAACTTTCACGAATTAGATTCAATCATCACTCGTGTCGGTGAAAATTCTAAAATTATGTTCTGTGGTGATGCTACACAATCAGACTTGGTAAAAACAAATGAGAAAAATGGTATTATTGATTTTATGAGAATTTTGAGAGTAATGCCTTCTTTTGATATTATTGAGTTTGGCCCAGAAGATATCGTTCGTTCGGGTCTTTGTAAAGAATACATTATAGCTAAAATGGAACTTGGTTTATGAATTTTATTCATCATAATTACTTAGGTGAACTGGAATTGGAAAAGAAAGAACAAAATGGCATCCGTCTGTATCATCTTCCTGATGGCCAGTGGGTGCCTTCTATCACTTCTGTAACGTCTTTTTATAATCGACAGATCTTTGTAAAGTGGAGAGAACGTGTTGGGATAGAAGAAGCAAATCGTATCACTAAAAAGGCAACTGCAAGAGGAACAGATTTTCACCAAGTTTGTCAAGATTATCTTGAAAATAAAGAACTGAACTGGGATGACTATCAACCACTGACAAAGTTTATGTTTCATCATGCAAAGCCATATCTTGATAAAATAAATAACATACACGCAATTGAAAGAACTTTATATTCAGAATATCTTGGACTTGCAGGACGAGTTGACTGTATTGCTGAATATGAAGGAGAACTTGCGGTTATTGACTTTAAAACCTCAGACAAAATCAAACCAGAAGAGTGGATTGAAAATTATTTCGTTCAAGAAACATTTTATGCGGCAGCATATTATGAATTGACAAAAATTCCTCCCATCAAACTCATTACTTTAATGGTCACTCCAGCAGGAGAAGTTAAAGTATTTGACAAAAGAAACAAAAGGGATTATATTAAATTATTAGTTCGTTATATCAAAGAATTTGTACATCACAATACTAGGTCAGATGGAAAATGAATTAGAAAAAGCATTAGAAAGTAAATTCTTTTGTCCATCAAAGTTTGCTCAAGAAATTGAAAATCTTGTATACGCAAATGAAGATATGAATTATATTGATGCGATTGTTTATTTCTGTGAACAAAATGGTATTGATGTTGAGTCCGTTCCCAAGTTAATATCAAAACCATTAAAAGAAAAAATAAAGTATGAAGCGATGGAATTAAATTTTCTTAAGAAAACTTCCAGAGCAAAATTGGTTTTTTAATTCATTTTACTGTCGAAAAAATTCCCGGAAAAAAATCCTTATATTACTTTTTTAATGATGCCGTATGATGCCTATAAAATGTATCTTGCGTTGAAAAATCATTTCACGAAAGATAGTTATGATTACTACAAGTATTGCAAAAAAACGAGAGCAAACCTTCAGTCTTTTTATAAACGGAAGGACAGATTTTGGTTTGAAAAAGTAACAAGACAAAAAACAGAACAAGAAGTGGAAGACTTCTTTGTAGCAAATTTTATTTCTTGCACAGATCCAAGTAAATTATGGATCGGTGAAATGATTCGAGAGGGTGAGAAAAGATACGAAGACTGGAAGAAAAAAAATCAATCACTTTCTTATGTCTTTAAACAAGAAACTGAAAGTTTATTTGAAGATAAAGAGGTTGACGAAGTTTTCAATTGCTCTAAAGGTCACCCTCCAGTTCTCAAGAATTTCCTGAATGGGAATATTAGTCTTGAAACCTTAGTCATCTATGATAGAATATTCCTGTTCGGGAAAAACTTTGATAAAAAACTGAATGATCCTGTGTGGGAATCTGTGAGTATGAAAATGAAAAAATATTCCCCCTTCCTACATATAGATGTGCAACGTTATAAAAACATTCTAAGAGAAACAGTTATTGGAGGAAAATGAGTTTTTTTGATTCGGAAGTCGTCCGTTCTGAGATGTCTGAAATTTCTGAACTTCAGGAAGAAGTTTATCATAACGTATTTGAGTTTCCTCGTATGACTCGCGAGGATAAAATCAAACACGTAGATCTTCTTCAAAAACTTTTAGAAAGACAAAAAGTTTTATACACAAGGTTGAGTTTGTCTGACGACGAAGAAGCAAAAAGAATGAAAGAAAAAATTTCGGAATCTTCACGTTTAATGGGACTTCCTCCAAATGTTGATATGAATATTATTTTTAATAATATGACAAAACTTCTTGACGTAATGCGTGAACAGATTGACAAAACTGGTTCTGATCTGTAGAATAACAAAGCACACAAAGGCCAAATCCAACTAATACGAGGTACAAATGTCTTTCGAAAATCTTAAAAAACAATCTAAACTTGGTTCTTTGACCGAAAAACTGGTGAAAGAAGTTGAGAAAATGAATACCGTTTCTGGTGGTGCAGATGAACGATTCTGGAAACCTGAGATGGATAAAACAGGTGTCGGATCTGCTGTTATTCGTTTTCTTCCTGCTCCTGGAGGGGAAGAACTTCCTTGGGTTAAAATGTATGCACACGCCTTCCAAGGTCCTGGTGGATGGTATATTGAGAACAGTCTGACTACTATTGGTCAGAAAGATCCTCTGGGAGAATACAATCGTGAACTCTGGAATACGGGTATTGAAGCAAACAAGGAAACTGTTCGTAAACAAAAACGCAAACTATCTTATTACAGCAACATTTACGTTGTAAAAGATCCTACGAATCCTGCTAACGAAGGTAAAGTCTTTCTGTTT